GAAATAGCCATTGATCAATCTCCTTACAAGCCAGTGGCGTTGAGGTACTGGTGATTGGAGGCTGACCCACTCGACGCTGCGTTAAACTTCACAATAACGTCGGGATAAGCATCACTTGCAGTTGTTCCGTCTGGCGCAAGGCTCATCGGACCATCTACAAAGTCGAGAATGCGGAGCGGAAGCGTGTTTGTGGTAGCTGGTGTTGAAGCATCCAATGCGTTCTTGGACTTTCCAATTGAGGTGCTACCAGCAGTCTGAACAACAGCCGCATTCAGTCCGCGATCTGTGGTGTTCAGTGCCTCATCACCCTGCATCTGAAATACAACAAACGGGTCGTCAATAACGTAAGCCATCGCATCAGAGGCGACCGTAGACGCAGGCCACTGCGTATTAAAGGTCTTCTGATTCGTTGTGCTTGGCGTATACGAACAACCCACAAAGATTCCGCAAGTTGTGAGCGCGGTAGTTCCGGTGTCTTTTTCAATGTCACCGTCCGCGACACACTTCACGAAATCACCATTAAAAATGGCGGTGCCGTAACCACTGGCAATCGGTAAATGCCTGACCTTGGCTGTCCAAGATCCAGAAGCACTTAAAGTACCAATCGGCCTCGCACCATATGGTGAAGCTGAAGTTGCCATGATTGTTACCTAAAGATTAAACATTCAGTTTGGTAGCATCAGCCTTTGCCGAATGCTACACGAGTTTTTCGATCCGGCGCAAGAACTGGCATCCTGGGATCGTTCTCACGCATATAGTTGTTGTCAACTGCTTGCATCTGTGACTCAGCATGATTTCTGTAATATGCTCGTCTTTGCTCCACAACTTCTTGTGGTGCCTTGCAGAGTAGCAGTCCCCCAACCTCGATTCCTCCCTTGGCTCCAAACTCCGACTTGTGGTCGCTCATAATGTGGAGCTCTGGATGATCTTCGGCACGAACAGGTTCCCAGCCCTCACGAAAACGCTTTGACACGTTTGTGTTATCAGAGCTACCAACCATTGATGTTCGTATCCACCGAAACACCCATCCATCTTGCGGAGTAGGATCGGGAAGGATTGAAGCAGGCTCCCAAGACTTGGCTCGTTCTTCGCTTTCGCGACTATCCAAACCTCTTGGTTCCCGTGGTGCGCGTTCTTCGGACATTATGCCATCTCCTTCATCAGCTGCCTTGCATACTGTTCGTTTGAGAGGCCCAAGCGTTTCGCGAGTCGCACTTGGGTTTCCGTAAGTTTTACTGTGCGTGGTCGTGCTCCAGTGTTCCTGGAGGCCGGTGCTACCACGGATTTTGCTTTTCGAGGTTGAGCAGTATTTACAACAACGGCAGATTGATCGGTGCGCTCGTTGTTAATACCGAGTTGCGTAGGAAAAACTTCTTTCATACGAGAGTCTATTAATTCATAGTACTGATCACTGCTAGGGTCAATACCCTCATTACCTACTAGTCTTTCATGTACACCGTAGGCAAAGCTGGTCATTTCCGGGTCGACACCAAACCAAGGATTGCGTTCTTGCCATTCTAGAGCCTGTGGGTCTGGCTGTATAGGTTCAGGTACATACTGTTGTTGCTGTGCTGCAGTTTCACGGCTTTCTGCCAGCACTTGTTTTTTCCAATTGTCGATAATTCGTTGCGACACTGCAGGAGCAGCTGCTCTCCCTAGCTGTGCATCAGTTAATGCTTTTTGAGCAGCAGCTATTTGCTCTGCATCACCAGATTCATGGGCTGTTTTAAAGTTTGCCTCTGCAATAGCCATCGCTGCTTCTGCTCTGCTCTGACTTTGCTGCGATAAAGCGTTTTGTGAGTCCGAAACCAACCTTAATAGTCGTTGATTTTCCGTTTGGAGGTTCTGGGTGTAGTTAACTGCTTCGTTAGACAGCCGTTCAGCTGCTTCCTTAGCTCTACGTTGCTCATGGTACTCCCACTTGAGCTTTTTTATGCGCTTTTGTACACGTTGTCCGACTTCTTTGAGCTCATCGTCGTTAGCTACGCCGTCATCGTCGGAGGTTTCTGCCTTTGTTGCAGGTGTTCCCCTTTGATCCTCTTGGGGCCTGTCATCAACTACTTCAATTTGCAATTCTTCGGTGTTTTCTGCGTTGTTATCGTCTTCTGGCGGCTCAATGGTTGTTCTGACCCCTAAAAAACGCTCTTCTTGGCTCGTTCCTACCGTTTCTTCGCTCATTTTAGGCCCTTTCTATGCCTCTGGGGTCTTCTACGACCGCCTCTACAGTGTCGTCGTTAATTAAACGGAACTCTTTTCCGTGAATTTTGATCCTGGTGCCACTAAATGCACGAAACACCACCCAATCGCCTTCTTTGCAGTACGGACCATTAGGAAATCTTGTAAAACTTGAGTACGCATCAGGCCCTGCCCTTAAGACGAAGCCGACAACAGTAGATATTGCCTCATTGTCTTGAGACTGGTGCGATTTAATGATGCCACCTTCGGTGACTTCCTCTACTTCTGGGAGCGCGATCAACAATTTGTACCCTTTTGGGTCCGGTAATTGTGATGCTGCGCGAGGAACATCCTCATTTGACTCCTCTGGGGGAGCCACCATCTCCTTTAGTACTTCTTTTGCGAGCGTAGCCATGCTTCCTCTCGTTAATTGTTGCGCTCCGAATGAGCGTTGCGTCCTACAAACTACTTTTGCTGTTTAGCGGGAATTACAAATCCATCAGTTTTTCTTCAAGATCAATAATTTCTCTTTCTGACCAAGCTAAACCTTCAATCATACCCGTAATTTTACGGTACTCTTCTATGTCTTTTGCCGAACCAACAGCTAAATGATCAGCTAAATCATTCATTTGCTGTCTAATTTTCTTTCTGAGCAAAGACAATACGTCATCACTCATCCATTCCCGTCCTTGCTATATCAATACCAAGTTTCATCCCATCGATCTCCTGTTGAGTTTCGATATGAGCCTCCTCTAAACCAAGCTTTGCTATCTCAAGTTCTTTTTCGGTTTCAAACTGACCTTGTTCAACTGCAATTTTTTCTCGTTCCAGCTGATCCTTAGCCATATCAGACTGTTGCTTGGCAATAATCTTCTGTTGTTCTAGTTGATCCCTAGACATATCTGATTGCTGTTTAGCAGCAATCTTTTGTTGTTCGATTTGTAGCTTGCTCTGATCTGCCTGTGCCTTGCGCTGTACGTCCTGCTGACGGATTTGAAGCTCCTTTTCACGCTGCTGCACGATAGGATCTTTCTGCATCTTGGCATCTTGTTGCGCTTTGGCCTGTGCTTGCTTTTTGCCAAGCATCTGATCGGCAGCTTCTGAGACAAGACCACTGAGTCTTTTTTCGATGTCCGCCGGAAGAGGCTGGTTTGTTGGCGGTAGCTCAAACCCAAGTTCTTCTTCGATCTGAGACCTGAAGATAAATGCAAGGTGTTCTCTAATATGAGCATCAAGAGCAGCAGACATTGGCCCACCCATCTTGTTGTTTTGCATCTGCTCTTTGATCTGTGGGTCGTTCTTCAAGACCATGTGAACTTTCATGTGCGCTTCATGGTCTTGATACTCAAAGGCCTTGACAGGCTTCATGGTCAACAGGTCTTCGTTTTCACTGACCGGATCTGTCGGTATAATCTCGTCAGGCATAGGCACAATCTTGTCTGCGTTCGGTATGCCAATAAGCTCCATCATTTGTCTGTGGAGTAGTGGCATGTCGTACAGGCCAGGCGATTGCTGTGCCAGTTGCATTGCAGCTTGGTACTGCATAATGCGTTGTGACATCGTGCTTGCATTTGGATCAGATACTGGAATTACATCTACGCGATCATCGAAGTCTTCTGACTTAATTGATTCGCCCTCTTCTGTTTCATACGGATATGAGGGGGATGTGTAGTCGCGTATAATGCCTGCCAAGATTTTGTACTCTTGTTTCAGGCTTGCGTGAATCCTTGCCTGGATTGCTGACTGAACCTTCATCGCTCGTTCCATAATTGCGAGCGTGGTTCCAACCGGAGCGTTTTGGTTCATGTCTGCGACCTTCATATCGGCCATAGACGCAAACCGTCTGCCTTCATCTACGATGTTGCCAAGCAACTGATAGAGAACCGAAGAAGGTTCTTTGTATGGCAAGAACGTAATGTTGTCGCGGATCACACCACCGGGAACATCTACATCCCTGAACTCACCGGGCATNATTGGTGTGTCGTCGCCCTTGATCCGTAGCCCACGGGTCTTTAGCCCTCCGGGCAAGTTCGACAATGTTCCTGCGTCTACCAACTGTCTTAGCAAACTCGTCGCAGATTTGGCTAATCCACCGATCATGTGAATCAAGCCAAGGTTGTAGAACCCAATACCAGGAACATATCCGTAATGCACAAAGTGTTGTTTCTTTAGTCTGTTCGGGTCGTCTTCTTCCCAGTTACGGTAGATAGACAGGACTGTTGAACTCGCTTTGTCTATTGTAATGACATAGGGCAACGCGACCCCGTCCGGGTCTTCAAAGCCGGGCAGGTCGAGGACCGAGTGCATTTCGAGCAATTGGTGTCGTTCGTTGTCGTCCCATGACGGACTGACCCCACCAATTTCATTATACTTTTCAGTAATTGGATTATCTTCAACATGGGATGTCGTTAGTTCTACGTCCCGATAAAAGCCATTAACTTGAAGCTTTCTGACCTGATTGCTGCTTCGGTTCATTACATGGGTGTAGCGTTCTGCCTGATCTAGGTCTGACTCATGGTATGCAACCACAAAATCTTCCG